TGCCACTTACTCTGGTCCGCCGCTGATCTTCCAGTTTGACAAAGTCGAGACGGCGCGTGGATGTCAGGTGCCGGGGTCGATCTGCAACATCGGTCACACTGTCTTCTATCTGTCGGACGATGGCTTCTATGCGTTCGACGGCCAGCGGTCTCAGAACATCGGGGCCGAGAAGGTTGATAAATTTTTCTTCGACAGTTTCAATATCGCGCACAAAGATAAGATGACATCGAGCGTCGATCCGCAGAACCAGATCGCGGTCTGGTCCTATGTGTCGAACAGCAGCACCGACGCCAAGCCCGACAAGCTGTTGATCTACAACTATGCAATCGGGCGCTGGTCTACCGCCAACGTTCAAGCCGGCCTGATTGCGCCGATGTTTACGCCGGCCTACACGCTGGAGCAGCTAGACACAATCAACACCAGCATCGACGCGCTGCCTGCATCGCTTGATAGCGCTTTGTACAAGGGCGGGCAGTTTCTCTTCGGCGGTGCCGTCGGAAACAAAATCCACACCTTTACAGGCGACCCGCTGGCCGCAACCATTGAGACGGCAGAAGCCGGTCTTGCAACTGGCAAGTTTAATATGGTCACGCGCATTTACCCGTATCACGAGGGCGGCAGCGTCACAATGCAAGTAGGCACACGCGGGCTGCACTCCGACACAACGACATTCACAGCGGCACAGTCTCCAAACGCTGACGGCTTCGCGCCGTTTCGAGCGCAGGGGCGTTATCACCGCGCACGCATGAACCTAAGCGGGCAGTGGTCATTCGCGCAGGGTATGGACGTTGAGGCGAGACAGGTGGGCAGACGATGACGACGCGCACCGCAAACTTCCGCATCCTTAACCCGATCCTTGCCACAACGCGCGAGATCGCAGAGCTACTGAACCGCACGATCAACGGCGGCTTGAATAGCTGGGATTATGTGACGCTTGCCGCCAGCGCGACAGAAACCACAAAGACAGACCCACGTTTCTCAAAGGAAAGCGTGGTGTTTTTTACGGCGATCAACGGATCGCCTGAGCATCATCAGCCGTACATCAAATCGACCAGCACCGACGGGACGATGAAGATTGGACACAAGAACCACGGCCACACACAAGAATTCGCCTACCTTATTGTTGGGTGAATACAGGATGAGTGAACACTGGCAGCGCTGTAAGCGCTATATCGAGGATGCGCTGGAGTATGCCGGCGGGTCGCACACAATAGAGGACGTGGCTATAGCTATAGCAGAGGGCAAGGCCCAGTTTTTTCCTTTGTCAAGGTCTGCTATAGTGACGGAGGTGGTTGACTATCCGCAGAAGGCAATGTGCCGGATTTGGCTGGCGGGTGGTGACTTAGACGAATTGATGCAAGCGGAAGTTGCAATCGCAGCGTGGGCCAAGACGCAGGGTTGCGACGGGATGGAGATCATCGGGCGCAGGGGTTGGTCTCGCACATTAAAAGATTACCGTCAGAGCGCGGTGGTACTGATAAAGGATTTCAAAGATGAGTAAAGGCGGAAGCACGACAAGGACGGTGATGAGCCAAACGGAGCCGCCGGCATACGCGAAGCCGTTTCTGGAGTTTGGTCTTTCCGAGGCGAAAGAGCTTTATGGTCAGCCGCAGCAATTTTTCCCCGGCTCAACCACGGTAGGCTTCTCACCAGAGAGCGAGATGGCTTTGTCCGGTCTGCGGCAACAGGCGATCACTGGGTCGCCCTTTATCGGTGCCGTTCAAGACGTAGTGATGCAGAACCTGACCGGCACAAACCCGCTGATGGCGGCGGCGTTTAGGCCAGCCGTTGAGGCGGTGCAGGCGGAGGCATCGAAGGCTGGGCGCTACGGCTCCGGCTATCAGCAGGCAGCACTAGCACAGGCTCTCGCGCCGATGGCGTATCAAGCGCAGCAAGCCGCAATCGCACAAGCACCCGGCGCACGTCAGTTTGGTCAGGCCGACCTTCAGACGCTGGCGCAGGTCGGCGCGGCGCGTGAGGCGCAGGATCAGGCCGAGCTTGCAGCGCAGATGCAGCGCTTTCAGTTTGAGCAGGAAGCGCCTCGTGCGGCTCTGGCGGATTATATGGCAACGGTATCAGGCGGCACTATCGGCGGCCAGACAATGCAGCCGGTATATCGCCAGCCTGCGCTTTCGGCGCTGTCTGGTGCAATGGGCGGCGCGCAGCTTGCTGGGTTGGTTCCGGGCATGAGCGGCGGGCTTGGTGCCGGCTTAGGCGCAATCGCAGGATTGTTGGGGTAAGATATGGCAAACAGAATGATGCGGCCTGTACAGCTTGGATTTATGTCTCCGGCGCGAGCGAACCGACTGCTGCTTGAGGGTTTCCCACAGCCAACCGCCACAGCGTCACGCATCCCTCAGTACACGACGCCGTCTGGCGCTGTGCCGCCGATGGCTCTGACGCCTTCGCAGCTTTCTGCTGCAAGGGCGCAGCAGCGCTCTGCGGCACGTCCGATCATGCCGCTTGAGGCGGCCGCTATGCGCGGCTCGATGATCCCGCCCGGCCGACGTATGGCACCGCCAGCGCCTAGCCCTATGAAGACTATCGGCGACGCCTTCCGCCAGCCACTGACATCACCGACAGGACAAGGTCTGGCGGCGGCAGCGCTAACTGGTCTTGAGTATGGCGGGCCGCAGCTTCAGCCTACCTCGCTCGGCCAAGGGCTGGCGCGGATGGGTGCGGCTGGTTTGGCTGCGTTTAACAAGGCCAAGCAGGCTGAGGCGGCAAGCGCAATGGCCGAGAGAAAAATGGGGCTTGATGAGGAGCGCCTTAGAATTGAGCGCATCCGCGCGCTGGCGTCTGCCTCTCCAAATATGACCACGCTGGAAAAGAACCTTCGCGCTGCCGGCTACACTCCGGGCACACCTGAGTATCAAGAAGCCGTGCGTGCCTTCCTCGCAAAATCCACTGCGCCTACAGTGACTGTGGACGTGGGCGCTGGCTCTGATGAGTTTAAGAAGGCGGGCATTGAATATGCTTTTAAACGACTTGCCGCAGAAGATAAAAACATAACCGCTATGTCCACCCTTGAGAACGAACTGGACACCATCCAGAACTTGATCAAGGGCGGCGCAGAGACCGGACGGATCAGCAACGCCCTTATCCCTGTCCAGCAGCTTTTGGCTGAGGCGGGCTTAATAGGCGATGATGAGATAGGCGACCTTAGCGACAAAGAGCTTCTGCAAAGGTCTATCGCTAGGATCATTCCGAACATGCGCGTCGCAGGCTCTGGCTCAACTTCTGATTATGAAATGCGAATGTTTGCTATGGCTGCGCCGACATTTGCGAGAACGTCTGAGGGCAACAGAAAAATTGCCGCCGGAATGCTTCAAGGTATTCGTTATGTCAAGGAGCGTCGCGCGTTGATGGACGAGTATATGGCAGATAAAGAGCTTGGTGACGGCACTATTGTTGGCTTTGATAAGTGGGCTGACGAGAAGCAGGGCAAGGTGTTTAAGAGCTTTGTGGCTGGCGATCCTGATGCAGAAGAGGCGTTTAAGCGGGCATATCAGGACGGCAAGCTTAAAGTTGGCGATCTGATCTTCAACGGACAAACATATCTTTTCGTCACTGAACAAGACGTAGAGGGTTTCTAATGGGTATCCCAACAGCAGACACAGAGGTTTCCGCTCGCGCTCAGGCGCGCACCACCGCAGATATCTTTAGGGATATAGGAAGAGCGGCGGCGCAGGGCGCAACTCTCGGCTTTTCTGATGAGCTTTACGGCCTCTACTCAGAGTTTATGACCGATAAAGACTATGACACGGCTGTAGCTGAAATCCGTCAGGGCCTTGAGCAATTCCGCGAGAGCGACCCTGTCCTTGCTTATGGCGCTGAAATACTAGGCTCTATGGTTACGGGCGGCGCAGGCGCGACACGCGCCGTTGCCGGCACAGCGGGGCGCGAAGCCCTAAAAAGGGCGGCCGCAGCCAGCGGTGTAGAGGCGGGCATTTACGGTGCAGGCACAGGCGAGACTATGGAAGAGCGCGCGCTTCAAGCCGCTATATCCGCCCCTGTCGGCGCAGTGACTGGGGCGGCCGGAGAGTTTGCTCTGCCGCGCCTTACATCTGCGGCTCGCGGCCTGATGGGTCGCAAAACAGCAGAAGGCGGGTATCGCCTTACCCCCGGTCAGCAATTTGGCGGAGGTGTACAGAAATTTGAGGGTAGGCTCACGTCTTTACCGTTTACCGGGGAGCTTGTTGGGTCAGCCCTTGGCAAGCCTGTCCGCACT